CGTCAGCGCCTGGTCGGTGTTGGTGCGAGCCTCGAACGGGACATGCTTCGGAGACAGGAACGTCCACTCCTCGGCGGTGCCACTGTCGTTCCAGACGATGACGACGAGGCCGTCACCGCTGATGTCGCCGGAGAAGTGGTCCCACCCGAACCACTGGCAGCCTTGCACGTTGATGGCGTAGACCCAGCCATCGGTATCGTCGAGAACGCTCCCGCCATCGGGGACGCCCTTGTCAGGGACGTTCCCGTAGTCGGAAGCGTTGACGATGTCGTACTGCACCCAGTCCTGCGGGGTCGTGCGTGCGTACTGGATATAGAGGCGCATCAGGCAGCTCCTCGGAAACCGCAACTCGCCGCCATGTTGAAGTTGAAGCCCTCGGCCAAACCCTCATCGACCCACGCCTGGGCCTTGATGGCCTTGCGGTCGGTGTCGTTGGCGGCGGCCTTGATGGCGTCGTGGAGCGCGCCCATCATTCAGTCCTCCAGACACGCGAAAAGCCGCACCCGAGTATCAGGTGCGGCTTCGTTGATCTCGTTCATCGGGGTTGCATCCCCAGTCTGCCGGTGGTATCCGGCGGCTGCTGCCTCTGGCGCTAGGCCATCAAGGGCGCTGCTGTGGTCCCAGCATACGCGATGCCAGCAAGTCAGCGTCACCCTCAGGCCCACCGACGGTCATACCGTTGGGCAGGAGCCAGAGGTTGACCTTGTTCCCGTCAGCCTGCTTCTTGCCCATACCGTAGAGCAAGACCTCTGATCCGGCCATGAGGTTGCCGACGTGGTGCTTGACGAAGTAGAACTGCTCGCCCTCTTCCAGGACCACGGCCATCACTGGGCGCCCCTGGCCCTTGTGCATCAGCAGCCACACGCCAGGGGTGCGGAACAGTTCCTTGAAGGACTCGATCCACCCTCCAGTGTCGATGTCGATGCCCACGTTGTCGGAGGGGCCGCGCTCGAAGACGAGGAAGAATGGGGACTCGCCGTTCCAGGGGGCGCCCTCGGAGAACGACTTCTTCTCCTCGACCTCCTGCTCCAGCCGCGTCGTCAGATCCTTCGGGGCGGGTGGGTGGTGCCTTCCCTCCTGGGGGGACTCGCCGCAAGTCAGGCACTTCTGCTTCTCGCTGTCCATCGGCGCCCGGTTGGCGACGTACTCGTGATACTCAGTCTGCTTCTGCATGCCACGGCTCCAGGCGCTTGATGGCTTCTTCCTTGGTCATGGCCTCTTCATCGATGGCTTCCATCACCTTCTCGCGGAACTCCTGGCTCATCGGGTCGCGGTGGGCGATGCCCGTCCAGAAGTCGCGCTCGGTGATGAGCTGGTCACCGATGTGCCCAGGCTTCACCGACGTGTCCACGAAGATCCGCGTGCCCGAAGCCTTGGCCTCGCGGCAGAAACGGAAGTCCTCGCCCCAGCGGTCCTCCCAGCGGAAGAACGTGATGGGGGTGTACTTCTGGCGGTCCTCGAAGTCGGGGAAGGAGAAGCCGCCCTGCTGCTGGACGATGCGGTCGAAGACGCGGTTGTGGATGAGGCAGAAGGCCATGCCCGTAGCATCGACCTCGAGGGCGGAGTCCTCGGGCCACTTCTCGAGGAAGGTGTAGGCGTCGGGGTCATCGGGCGCGTGCTTGTAGAGGGTCGGCTGGAATGGCTCCGAACGCTGGAAGCAGAGGCCACCGACCATGTCGAGGTCCCACTTCTCGCGCGTCTCGATGAGCGTCTCGATGTCCTGGGGCTGCCAGGTCATGTCGGAGTCGATGAAGAGGATCCAGTCGCCCTCCATGTCGCGGATGCACTGGTTGCGCTGGAAGGTGAGGATGCTGCCCACGACGATGTAGGTCTTGATGTACTCGTCTGGCTTCAGGAACTTCGCCCGCTGGGACATCATCAGGCTGATGGCCGTCGCTGCCGACACCGTGCCACGGCAGCAGATGGCGATGGTCCCCACACAACGAGAAGTCCCGGCAGGAGCCGGGACTTCGTACCGCTGCATGTCGATGCCGTCTACGCTCCCGGCCCGCTTCGGTCGGCGGGCCTTAGGGTCAAGGCTCTTCATGGGGCTAGGCCGTGACGACGACGGTAGCGGCGCTAGCGACGGCGGTGAAGCCCTCGGTCACGTCGTAGAGCTGGCACGTCCACGTCCCGTCGTGCGGGAAGATGTAGTTGTTGAACTGGAAGGCGCCGTCGGGCGTGACGCCGAAGACCTGTGAGCGACCGTACTCCGTGCCGCCCTCGACCATCGTCAGGACGTAGCGGAACTCGGGGCTGGTCGGGTACGCGCCAGCATCGAAGCTGGCCTCATCGTTGGGGTCGCCCCCGCTGATGTCGAACCGGACTGCCGTCTTCGTGGCAACGACCGACCCGGAGGCGGGAGTAGGGGTGATGGTTACAGCCATCGGTACACCTCTCTGCTAATGCCGGTCACCATGCCAGCGACCTAAGCCTGCTCAGTTTAGGGGCCGTCGTGACGCTGGGATCGCCACCTTGGTCCCAAGGGGTAGAGTACTTCTCCGACCAAGGGTCGCCTCCCCACTTGACCTTGTGGTAGGCCACGTTCTTGGGGTACGTGTCCTGGTTGCGAGTGCCAGCGACCTTGATGGTCACCGACCCACCCTCGACATGCTTCGTTTCCGTGCCGGGGCGGTGGAACGTCACGCCCCCGATACGCTCTGCCCTTGCGTGCCAGTCGCTGTCCTCGCAGTAGCAGGGGTGATAGGACTCGTCCAGGAAGCCGACCTTCTCGATGGCCTTGTCATTGACGCCGAAGGCGCTGTAGCCCGCGAGGTAGACGGCTGCTGGCCCAGGGTCGCCCCAGATGGCCTCCGCCGCAGCCTCAAGGGCACCGGGGGCGAACTCCACGTCGGAGTTCACGAAGAACCACCAGGGGGCGTTGAGGTTGGCCTTGAAGGTCAGGTTCAGCGCGGCGCCCCAGCCGAGGTTCGCGCCGGGGTCCGCGACGTGCATCTGGGTGGCCCAGTCGGGCTTGTCGTGGTTCCAGTCACCGCCGTTGTCGATGATGTAGAGCCGCTCGACCGGGTAGTCCACCGTGGACAGCATCTTGTAGCCCAGGTCGTAGCGGTTGAGGATGGGCAGGGCGAGGACGGGGATGCTCACCTCATGGCCTCCAGCCAGCCGCCTGAATGCATCGTGACGCCGTAGATGTCGAGGTTCTGGCGGACGAAGCGCGGCTCCTCGGAGAGGAACGCCTCGATGGCCGGGGCGACACCGTGGTCTCCGAAGATGGACATCTCCGCATCGTCCACGATGGTGTCCTCGACCACGAAGAACTGGCCCTCCTGCACGAGCGGCGAGTAGAGCCGCAAGGCCGCGAGGGTCGTGTCGTAATCGTGTCGGCTGTCCTCGATGACCATCGCTCGCTTGCCCTTGACTAGGCGCTTGACCATGCTCACGGTCTTCTTCGCGGTCAGGTCAGCGCGCCGGAACGTGATGCGGGCATCATCGAACGCGGCCTGGGGGTGGGGTGGCTCGATGTCGATGGCGATGACCTCGCCGCCGCCGCAGAGACTGTCGAGGCGGTCAGCGAACCACTGGGCGCTGGCGCCGACGCTGCCGGCCCCCAGCTCCACGATGACCTCAGGCTGGGTGGCCCAGATGACGTGCTCGTAGGTCCGCATATCCTCTGGCATCTTCGCCATCGGGCGCCCCCGGTACGTGTCGAAGTGGTGAAGCTGGAGGCGCGCCTTCCAGTAGTTCCTCAGCGTGTCGTCGCGGCGGAACCGGAGCCTGTCCCCGAGCGGGTACTTCATGTCATCTCCTGATACCGAGCCTGAAAGCGTGCCTGGTCACGCCAATAACTCTCTCGGCAGCCCTTGTAGACCTCGTCCCAGGGGTCTGCGTTGGTGGACCCGAAGAGCGGGTGCAGATGCTCTACGACCGACTCACGGACCCTGATGAGTTCGCCCTGGATGTCGGCCCAGGCGAACATCTCGTTGTCAGCGAAGTTGTGTTCGTAGTCGGGATGGAAAGCCAGCGCCGGTTCATCGAAGACCGCCCTCTCAAGGTAGTCGCGGCGGACCACCGCCTGCGTGCCAGCCACGTTGTGGAGGTCGTTCACGATCGCCACCGACTTGCCGCTCTCATCGAGCGCCTTCAGGGCGTGCCCCAGCCAGAGGTCGTGGTGGAGGACATCGTCGGAGCCGAAGAAGACCGTCTTGGCGTCGTCCAGGTACTCGAGCAGCTTGTTCATACGGGTCACGTAGCGGCGGTCCTCGCAGTCCGAGTCGTCCAGATACCACTCCCCGAGCCGATCGAGGACCGCCTTGCTCTCATCATCGCTCACGCACCAGAGGATGAAGTGCTCCTCGGGCGTGTTTTCGTGGATGCTCGCCGCCGTCCGCTCGATGTTCCCTGGCCGGTTCAGCGAGGGCACGAGGATGGCGGTGGGGAGGAGGTCGGTCAGTGCCACAGGTCTTCCATGAGCTTTGTAGTCGTCCTCATAGTAGGTCCGCAGGATGAACCGGGAGTGACCTCCACCACTCGTAGTCCCGCAGGATGTCGATCACATCAGCCGCCGGATGCCGTCCTCCCAGGCGACCTGAGGCTGCCAGCGGGGGGCATCGTTGATGCCGACGTAGCGTTGGGCATCGCCACGTCGGACGCCGCCGAACTCGTACCGCAGACCGAGGAACTTCGCCATCTGCTCCACGGTGACCGCGTTCCTCTCGCCGCCGCCGACATCCCAGGTCTTGCCCACGAACAGGCTGGGGTCCTCGACCATCTTCTGGAAGAGGTTGACGAGGTCGCTGACGTGGAGGAGGTCGCGGACCTGGCTGCCGTCGCCGTTGATGGTGATGGTGATGCCCTGGCTCTTGGCCTTGAGGAACCACGCGACCCAGCCGCTCTCAGTGCTGCCCTCCTGGCCGGGGCCGTAGATGGTGCCGGGGCGCACGATGATGACCGGGACGCCGAACGAGTCTTGGTAGTCCTTCGCCCACAGCTCCACCATCCGCTTGGCGGCACCGTAGGGCGTCTGCCCGTCGCGTGCTTTCACCGACGACACGACGACGATGGGGACCATCCACTTCCTTGCGAACTCGATGACGTTGGCGCCAGCGATGACCGTGTCACCGAACGTCCCCATCGGGCGGACAAGGGAGCCTGATGTCGAACAGGAGGCGGCGAGGTGGACGATGAGGTCGGCCCGATGCGTCTCCCCGACGCTGTCAGCGACGTTAGGGCGTGAGAGGTCGATGCCGGTCACCTTGTCCGCCCCGATGACCTTGTGGTCAAGGGCGAGCAGGCCCTCGACGGTGTGCTTCCCGATGAAGCCAGCGGAGCCGGTGACGAGAACCTTCTTCCTCACCCCACGATGCCTTCGTCGCGGAAGTAGTCCACGGTCACTTGCACGCCGTTCTCGAGGGACGTGAGCGGGTGGTCGAGCTCGAGCACCTTGTCGGGGTCCGCGAGGACGATGGAACCCTTGTCCTCGCCGGGTCGCATGGGGAGGTACTCGATGGTCGACCCGGGCACGTTACGGGCCACCTCCTTCGCGATGTCGTTGACGGTCGTCGGGCGCCCGGTCCCGGCCTCGATGGTGGGCTGGGCACCCTCCTGGTCGGTGAGTTCCCACGCCTTGACGAGGATCTCGGCCACGTCCTCGACATAGATCATGTCCATGATCTGCTCGCCGTCGCCGTAGACCTCGATGGGCTTGCCGTCGAGGGCACGGCAGACGAAGGAGGGCATGATCTTTCGGACGCGGCTGGGGCCGTAGGGCGGCACCGGGACCTGTCGCGGCCCGTAGGCATTGAGGGCGCGGACGACGGTCATCCGCGACCCCCGGAAGCGGTTGTACATGTCGCAGAACCGCTCGATGGTGTTCTTCGTGATCGAGTAGGTGTTGTTCATCCAGTAGTTGCCGACCGCGATGTTGACGAGGGGCACGTCGTACTGGGCGCACGCCTGGAGGATGTTCAGACCCCCGAGGATGTTCGTTTCAGCAGCAGGGAGCGGGTTCTCGATCGTCTCCTGTGTACCAAGCACTCCTGCGAGGTGGATGACCCCATCGACATGGGCCACTGCCTCGGTGACGAGGGTGCTGTCCTTGATGTCCCCGAAGACGACCGGCTGGGCGATCTTGGTGTAGACCTGTTTGCGCTGTTCTCGATCGAGGATGATCGGCTCGTATCCACGGGATCGAAGCTCCTCTACGACATAGCTGCCGATGAACCCGGTGCCACCGGTCACAAGAACGTGCTGCATCTCTGCCCTCCTGACATGAAGAAAGAGGGGGCCGGCACTGGGCCGGCCCCCGTCGACTAGGCCTCGTCGTACGAGTAGTTCACGGTCTGCTGGGTCCAGTTGCCGGGGGAGGCGTCGGACCCGACCGCGAGCTGCATCGCGAGGTATCGAGTGTAGTCGTTGGTGTTGGTGTAGGAGGCGTTGTCCCACACCGCCTTGTTGCCCGACGTGTAGGTCGTGGCATTGACGTTGGCGATGGTGGAGGTCGCGTTCGTGGCCTGCTGGTACGCGACGAAGGCCCCGGTGAAGTTCAGTGTGGTGGATGTATCCACCGTGCTGTTGAACCACACCTTGAAGCTCTGCACGTAGTTGGCAGGGGTGGCGGTGACCTTGAGACGCGCCCACTTCTCATAGCTGTTGGTGCCGACGGTGATCGGGTTCGCCTGCCGGTTGGCAAGCGAGTTGGTGAAGTTGTCAGCGGAGATGAGGTCGATGCCGGTCACCGAGTCGGTGACGGTCGGCGTGGAGCCAGTGGACACGCTCAGGACGAGAGTTGCAGCCATTGCTTAGTTCTCCTGCGAGTTATCCCGCCTGCCAGGAGACGAGGATGAGTCCGTGGACTGCCCCTCTGCTGGTGCGGGTTCGGGAAGGCTCACTTCGCGAGCCGTCGGGATGTCCTCAAGGAGGACGAGGCCCGGAGGCGTGTTCGCCATGAGCTTGTTGAAGGGGTTGGACTCGTCATCGGCGTCCCCGATGGGGGCGCGGCCCTCATCGATCCTCGCCTCGTTCACCGACTTGTAAGGCATGCCTGCGAGCGCCAGATCGTTGATCTTGGCCTTTGACATGGACTCCTTGATATTCAGCCGGGTGAAGCGGAACGCGAGGTTGTTCTCGGGTCCGCCGAGCGACTTGTCCCAGACCACTTCACGGGTGAAGTAGTCCTGCACGAGTGCGAGCAGTGGCCGCAAACCCTGGTCCTCGGTCATCTCCTGCTGGACTTCGCCTTCCGATCGATTGATGTCGAACGACATGCCGATGTCCTGCGGGCTGATGAGGTAGACCGCGCAGATCTTGCGGACGAGATACTCGAGCCACTCGTTGTACTGCATGTCTCGGTTGCTGGACCGGAAGGGGACGAACTTCGCCCCCTTGGTGCCACCGATGAACGCCATCGCGCCCTTGCCGGCCACTTCGTGCAGCCAGTAGGACTTGAACTCCTCCACCTTCTCGGGGCGTGCGCCCTCGCCCAGGTCGAGCATGCCGTCTGGAGCAGCCTGCGTGACCTGTCGGTGGTTGTAGAGGGAACCGGAGAGTTCCGCGTCGATCGTCTCCTTGAGCGTCTCGAGCGGGGAGAGTCCCAGGACGGAGTACGTCCTCGGGTTCGCCATGACGTAGACCATGTCGTCGTTGGCGAAGGGCACCTCGTACTGGGGGTGCGGAACCCACCAGTAGCGCGGCTCGTCGGGGTCACCGTCCCAGATGGTGCTGACCTTGATCTTGCCGCCATCGACGGCGTGAAGAGCGGCGAGGCCACCGCCCAAGGTGCGCTCCTTCTCGACCACTCCCGCGTCGAGGATGAGGATGTCCTCGATGATCGGCTCCACCCACGAGCGGAACGACTCGACCATCGGGTTGGGGCGGTCGAAGAGGTCGCGGAGCTTCTGCGCCTGGAGCTCGTCGTAGGGCTTCTTGTGGTTGAAGGGGACGATGTCCCACTCAGCCGAACTCACCTGTGACTTGCGGACGCTGGTGACGGCCCGGATCCACTCCGAATGCTCCGACCAGTTGCGGAAGAGGCCCACGGACGCCTTTGCGACCCGGCCCTTGTCCTGCATGACGAGGGCGGCGGTCCCTCCCGGCGGGAGGTTCTTCGGACTCGTGCGATATGAACGTGTGAGGAAGTTCGAGATCAGACCCATTAGCGCAGCCTCTTGAAGTGCGCCGCAAGGACAGCGTCTTGCTTGGCGTTGAGGAGGTCGGTTTCGACCTTCTTGTTGGCGGCGGCGATGGCCTGCTCGTAGGTCATGGTGTGGGTCTTGATCCCCACCATCATGTCCGCGAGGTAGTCCGCGACCATGCGGTTCCCGTCACGGAACTCGAGCTCGACGTTTTCGCGCATGATCACCTCCCTCTCAGGCTGCCGAAGAAGAACGTGTCCCCGCCAAGGTCCATCGAGTAGCCCAGTGCGTCCACGAGGTCGTCGTGGGCCTTGGGGAACGAGAGCAACTCACGCTCGAACTCGGTGCCATCGAGGGACTTGTGGTGGAACACCTTGTGGCCCTCGTACTTCGCGGCCACGGCCCGCGCTCTGGTGGTCTTGTCCACGTCCGCCTTCTTGCCCTCGATGGGGATCCGGGGGTACGTCTCCATGACCTCCTGGACGAGCGTCGACTGGAACTGGTTGTTCTCGCAGATGACCAGGTCGATGTCGGGGTAGGCCAGCCAGCCGTCGTAGATGAACTCCGCGTGGTGCGACTCCCGCTTGTCGCGGTAGGCGGAGAGGACGTAGAAGTCGCCCGTATCGATGTCCTCAGCGGTCACGACGCGGGCCGTGTAGTCCGCCCGCTCGCGCACCGATGAGGCGAGGTCCACGCCCATCTTCAGCCGGAACCGACCCCCTTCGGGGAGGGTGTCGAAGTGGTCGAAGGGGCCGTGGAAGATGTTGCCCTCGAGGAGGCCGCTGATGTCGTTCTGGTAGGAGCAGGCGAACATCGCACTGCCCATCTCCTCCTTCTCGCGGAGGAGGCGGTCGAGGGACCAGTACTCGGGCCAGTAGGACACCATGTCGCCCTTCTCGTCTTCCTGGATGGCCGACACGACGTGGGAGTCCCACCCGAACCCACCTTCGTGGATGGGGTCCATGAACTGCTCGTAGAGGTCGTCCTCGGCCCAGCGGGTGCCCACCACCACCGTGGCCCCGTCGGGGGCCAGGCAGGGCTTGAGGGTCATCTTGAACCAGCGTTCGACGTTCTCGCGGGCGTCCACGCTGTTGGTGTTCTCCTCATCGAGGATGTCGTCCATGAGGATGAGGTCGAACCGCTTGCTGATGATGGCGCCGCCGACGCCGACCGCGAAGAGGGTCACGTCCTTGGAGCCGTGCCACTTCGACCGCTTCTCGAGCCACTCCTTGTCGGTCCACTTGCCGGTGCTGGGACCGGAGTCGGGAAAGATCTCCCGGTGGGCCGGGTTGGCCTCGATGGTGTACTTGATGCCGCGACTGAAGTCCTTGGCCTGGGTGTCGGTATTCGACACCATGCCGAGGCGGATGTCGGGGAACTTCCCGATGAGCCACGAGCTCAGGATGGTGTTCACCCAGGTCGTCTTGGCACCACCTCGCGGCAGGAGGTAGACGGTGTGGTTGCGGGCGTAGATGGCCTCCAGCACGGAGGCGATCATGTCCTTGTGGTGCTGGGCCGGCTCGTAGCCGAAGACGTACTCCCCGTAAGCGAAGACCGCCTCTGGACCGTCAGTTCTCGCGAGTTCGATCAGTGCGTGGGAGCGGGCTTGACTGAGATGTTCCACCGAGAGGCCCGATGCCTCGAGTAGCTTCGATGAAGGCCCTGAGAGCTTCTGGCTCGAGGGGTCCGGTATCGACGGTGACACCAAGGTTGCGTTCCTCCGAGATGTGGGACGGCTTGCCGAACATCACCTGGAGGCGATCCAGCAGGGGCACGAGGTCGGCTGGGCGGAGCCGGTAGACGGGGACCT